CTGGATTATATTCCAGAGACAATCAAGCAGCAGATTGTGGAAGCCTACGAAAACACCAAGCCAAGCACTCGCCAGAAGATGTTCAACTATTTCATCGAAAAGCGGTTGAGCAATCTAATGGAAGTCATTGACGAATTTTGAGGAAAATATGATCAAGAATATTCATGAAGTGTTTGAAGAACTAGAAGCTGCGCCGCATAAGGATGCAGCCAAGGCGATACTATATTACAATATAACTCCAGGTCTCAGAGGCGTCCTGAGGGCCAACTTTCATCCTGGAATCAAGTTCGTCATAGATGAGGTGCCGCCTTATCGTGAGAATAATGCGCCTATTGGATTGGGTGATACTTCCATTCACAAGGAAATCAACCGCGTCTATATCTTTGAGCAGAACAATCCAAGGGTTGATCCCAATCTGACGCTGGAAAGAAAGAAGATAGTCCTTACTCAGATTCTGGAAGGACTAGAGGCTAAAGAAGCTAAGATTTTTGCTGATATGCTACTGAAACGTATCAAGGTAAAACATCTCAACAAGAAGTTGATTGAAGAAGTTTTCCCAGATATATTTTCGTATTGATGGAGTGCCTTACATCATGGTCAATCTAACGAAGGAACGATCATGTCTAAGAAATCGAAACTTGCAAAACTACTGTCTACAAAAGAACATTACGAATATGAAACAACGGTTGAGGATTGCCAGAGATGGTTCAATATCCTCAACCGCGAACTATTCAACGAATCCCTCCCACAAGTTGATGAAATCGATATACGTTGGCGTCGAGGCGCTCATGCGTGGTACGATTATGACCAGACCAATCCAGGTACTGGTACAGCCAGATTGCTCATGAACAAGCGATACAAATCAAAACAGTTTTTCGTTGAAGTGTTGGCCCACGAAATGGTTCATCACTATCAATACATCTACAACGAGGAAGTTGGTCACGGGTCCTCGTTTCTAAAATGGCGTGACAAGTTTAACAAGAAAGGTTTGAATTTATCAAAGGCGTATTGACATGAAGTACAAAAAGAATTACTATGGCACTCATGAAGATTATGATGATGAAGAATATGCAGAACTGAGAGCGGGGCAAAAAAGACGCCCGATTCGCAATTGGACCAGAGCCTATACTCAGAACCAAGACGAGGCCGAGGTTATAGACGATTTTTATAGTAACCGCAAGAGTTACAGATGACGTAGCGTAAGCAGGTATGTGGCCAAAGCATACCTGCTATGCATTTATAACTATTGAATTTTTGGGTGGTAGGTCTTATATCTAGTCCATCAGACACTCAATGGAGACTTTCCTAATGGCTATCGCTTGGACTGAACAACACAACGGCTTTGAGGGTACCCAGACCGACTGGGCTGGCTATGTGCTTGAAAAGATTGTAGATAACAGCTATCGGATCATGTCCGACGTATGGGGTACGGCTGACTTTGCCCTTGTCTGGGACGAAAATATCAATGGCCCCAAGCAGATACTGGTCAATGTGTATGACATGAATCCTGAGGGCTGGCACCCTGTCCAGATCACGGTGGATGCTACTCCTGAGATCCGCGAAAAGCACAAGCAATGGTTGATCAACCGCGAGTATAATCGCCTGCTTGGTAGCGCGGAGATTGCAGTTCGCCAGATTGAGAAGGGCACTATCGCAAAGGTTGTGCGCGGTCGAAACGGCAAGGGTACTATCGGGAAGGTTGTAGTCATGATGGATGCAGCCTACGGGATGGGCTGGCAGTCTCGGATTGAGAAGAAGCTGGCAATTGCTACCTCTGACGTTAAGGTCAAGAAGGCCTTACGTAATGGTAAGGTGGCTGAGGTCTACCAGGACGTGGTCTGGGTCTGGCAGCGCAACTGTGAACGGGTTGACGTGGCCAAGATTGACAAGGATGCTCTCCTCCAGACGGCTCAGGAGCGGGTGGTACGTAGCCTCGCGGCTTGAGCCTACCCACTCCAGCCCGTTCCTACCGCATCCTAAAGAGTCCCAACAAAATCAATCACTTAGCCGAACCCAATAAAATCAATGACTTAGCCATGCGGTGGATGCATAGCAGGTATGACAACTCCGTTATTGATTCCGACGGGTACCATCACTATATTATGTATGTAAGAGAGAGATGGAAATGACCGATACCGACCGACTGATTAGTGAGTTTTTTGCGCGTGGTGGTTGTATCAACGTTCTCAAGTCCAGACCGCCCAAGTATCGCCCGCGCAAGTATATGCCTGTCGCTTCTAAGCGGCAGACCTACAGCCAGACTCCAGATCGGCCAGCTGGCTATCGCAGTGTGGACTTTGAGCGGGTTGGCAATAACGCCAGCGGCTACAACACCAAGTATATCATGAACAAGGAGATTGCCTAATGTCCAAGCGTACCAAGCGCGGCCTCGCTGAAAAGGCTCGTATCCACGAAATCCTGTACAAGCATCCTAATGCCAACATCCGCATCGCGGCCGACTTTCTGGCCGATGCCTTGTTCCAGGCCCGCAAGGGTGATGTTTCCGAGTTTATGACCGCCCTTTCTCTGGCTCAAATGTTTGCTGAGAAAGTCAACTTTAACAATCCCTCGGAGAACCTTCGCTAATGGCTAGTCTTAGACAAAAGGCCGAATATTTTCTTGACCGTTGGCAGGAAAAGTATCCTGAAGACTTTGACGAAAAGGATCAGGAAGAAAAGCTGGAAATTCTTCGGCGGTATTTTCCCAAGCTGAACTACTATCAGTTCTGTCTGGCTCTTTCCAGGTCTATTGGTGATAGTGAATGGGAAAAGGAAATTAAGGCAAATAGAATTGACTTTCTCGAATCAACTTACTGATTGGAAAATAAGATGAGTGCTTATAAGGACTTTCTAATCGGCGTGGAAGAGTTGGTCTGGTCAGCCCTGGAGAAGGGCATGACCGACGAAGAAAATATCTACTCCTACGTGTATATGCACGATAAACGTGTAGATAGGTATACTGTTAAAAATCTGCTTGACAGTATGCTCAATTCCGACTATGATATGCAGGTAAACTAAACAAACACAGGAAAACACACACATGACTAAGAATGCTGCCCACTTTGTTGCCCTTGCTTTTCTCAAGTCCAAGGGTACTGCAACTCCCGCTGAAATCAACGCCCACGTTGGTAAGGGTAATTATGCGTCCAAGTATATCTGCTATCTCAAGCTTGAGGGCTATGAGATTGAAGCAGTCAAGAACGGCAAGACCGTTGTAGAGTACAAGTATATCTCGGACGGCGACTCGGCCACTCGCAACTATCAGTGGGTGCCGCCTGCCCAGCGCAACGGTACCGCTGCTCCTAAGCAGAAGAAGGCTAAGGCTGCTGCGAAGCCGAAGGCGTCTAAGCCTGTCAAGGTGCGTCAGTCCAAACAGACTGCATCTGCGGCCGTCAAGAAGGCTGCTCGGAACGTCCTCAAGGACGCGGCTGACAAGCAGGCCGATGCTTTGCTGGCTGAACTCAACATGAAGAACGCTGGTGAGTATGCTGGTGGTACCTACTCTGTTGATCCCGATTGGGACAGCATGGACGGCATCGATGTGGCTAACTTCCTCAAGTAAGGAGATGTAAGTGTTTAGAGATAGAATGGAAGATAGCGCCGCGATGCTCGGCGCTATTCTTGGTACACTGTTGATTGTAGCCATCGCACCACTAATCTACATGTGGGCATGGAATCAGTTGTTCGGTACATTCCTGACAATTGAGTATACATTCTGGAATTGGTTGGCGGCTCTTGTTCTGACTGGTGGCGCGACTTACCGAAAGATAAAGTGATGTTTAGACGCCAACTCATGGCAGGGTTGACAGCCCTGCCATTTTTTGCTATTGTTGCTAATGCTGCGGCAAAAAATCATGCTGTCTGGAAAGTGCCGCCAGGCGTAAGAAAGATCCGTGTTCGCTCATGGAGTCCAGACGGCGAACCTGATATTGATCGGACACTGAACGTCGAACCTGGCGAAGTGTTCCGCATCGACGCAATTGAGGATTAAATGAACATATTCGCAATCGATAAAGATCCAGTTCAGTCTGCAATGTGGATGGTAAAGTGATGAGTGAGTTCAAAAATAAACTCTTACAAGAAATCGCAGAAATGTGTTGGAATCCAGCTCACCGCGAGTTTAATGCTGAACAGTTTGCCGAGTTTATCGTAAGAGAGTGTAGTAGAACCTTACGTGAGAGTAAGTATCAAATCTCGGAAACGGATTACTATGACGGTTTTAATGAAGCATTAGAGTATTCGGCCAATAGGATTGAAGAACTTTTTGGAATTGAATGATGTGAGAATGATGTAAAGATGATATTTACTAAATACTCCTGTAATAAGGAGTAACATCATGCGTACCACACAAGACGGAGAACAAAAGGTTTGCAGTCAATGCAACGAGACAAAACACATTGACTGCTTTCCTAAAGCCAATCCCAAGACCAAATCGTTTTACAAATATAAGAATGGCATCAAGCCTTGGTGTAAAGATTGCTATCGCACATATAATACCAAGTATATGAGAAAAATGCGCGGTGAAGGAACAAAAGCATACAGTCACTATTATAAGAAGTATGGCCTGACGCAAGAGGAAGTTATTCAAATGCATGAGCAGCGAAACTTCAAGTGTGATATATGCGGAAACGATACCGATCATCGTTACGATAAGTTGTGTGTAGATCATTCTCACACCACAGGAAATGTCAGAGGACTTCTATGTTTCAGTTGTAATACCTTGCTTGGTAATGCAAAAGATGATATAATGATTCTACAGAACGCAATAAGGTATTTGGAAAATAACACATGAACATTTTTGCCGTAGATAAAGATCCAATCCAATCTGCAATATGGCTTGTGGATAAACATATCGTGAAAATGGTATTAGAGACAGCACAACTTTTGTCCACCGCTCACCGCATTCTAGATGGCACGGAATACACCGACAAGACCAAGACTGGTCGCAATGTCAAGCGTTGGCGTTTGCCTGACGACCGCGAGACGGTGTTATATTCAGCCACACATATCAATCACCCATCAGCCGTATGGTGTCGTGCGAACAATAACAACTACAACTGGCTGTATTGCCACTTCTTAGGTTTGCTGGCCGAATATACACATCGTTATGGCAAAACTCATAAGTGTGATAGCATGAGTGAATGGCTAATGCGGGCACCATACAATATTGAAATCGGTCATCTAACGCCTGTAACGCCAGCGATGCCTGATGAGTACAAGGTACCGCATGACTCCGTATCGTCTTATCGCAACTATTATCGTGTGGCCAAGGCGCGTATGCACAAATGGACAAAGCGTGAGATACCAGAATGGATCACACAATCATAGGAGATACTAAATAGAGATATGATTTACAGTTTTGAAGACACAGAGACAGGCGAAGAGTTTGAACTTCAAATGTCATATGATGAACTAAAGGAGTTCTTACAGAACAATCCGAAGGTCAATCAGACGTTTAGAATGAATGTAATTGATCCCATTCGTGCAGGTGTCACGAAGCCTCCTTCAGATTTTTCCAAATATGTTTTAGGTCGCGTGAAAGAAAATCATCCTTTAGGTGGAGCGATAGAGAGAAGACATACGATACCAAAAGAAATATGAGTATCAAAAATAAACGACGAGTTTTTAGAGGGGACGGTCACGCAGGTGATTCGTCCTCTTTTGCTTTTAAAGGAGCCAAAATGTCCAAGAAACCTAAGAACAAGAACATTCATAAAGAACAAGAAGCACAAAAGAAGGCCGCACATTTTGAACTGAGACACATTAAACCACTCACACCAAATCAAGAAAAGGTATTCAACTCATATCAAAAAGGCTATCATCTAATGCTTCACGGTTTTGCTGGAACAGGCAAAACATTCTGCGCTTTATATCTTGCTCTAAATGAAATCTTGACAGGCAACTCAATATACAATAAAATAGTCATAATCAGGTCTGTAGTTCCATCACGCGATATGGGATTTCTTCCTGGCTCTATGAAGGAAAAGATTCAAGTCTATGAAGAACCATACCGCGAAATCTGTGACAGTCTATTTGGCCGTGGTGATGGATACGATATACTAAAGATGAAAGGACTAGTCCACTTCACGACAACATCTTATCTACGCGGCATTACATTCAATAATGCCATTGTCATTTTGGATGAAAGTCAGAACCTATCATTCCAAGAATGTGATACTGTGATGACACGTATGGGTGATGAAAGCAGACTAATCGTTTGCGGAGATTTTCGTCAGACAGATTTAACAAAGCCGCATGAGCGTGAAGGCGTGACACAGTTGATGCGTATCACCAATAAAATAAATACTTTTGAACATGTGGAGTTCATGAAAGAGGATATTGTACGTTCTGGTCTAGTCAAATCGTACATCATACAGAAGGATGCAATGGGACTATGAAAGAAAACTTAGAGAGATTTATCAGAGAAGAATTTTTGCTAGAACGCCGTGGTGGAAAACCGTACGAATATAGTTCAGCAGATTTTGCAGATTCATCAAAAACATTTACTGTAGAAAAGAAAGGAAATCCTGTTTCTTTTAAAGTGTCGAAAGGTGAAGATGTTCAAACTAAAGAAGGCAAAATCAATGCTCCTGAAGGACATATTATCGTAACACGACATTCTGTAAAAGGAAGTCAGCCCGATACATATCCAATGTCGAGAGAAAAGTTTCATGAATTACATTCTGATGTTGATGAAAAAGCTGGCACAGCAAGACAGAAAGGTGTTAGAAAACCTGCAATTATTGCACATAGAGATGGTGTATTTCGTCCGTCTTGGTCGAAGACACCATTAAAAGTTACCAGAGGACATATGGTTGTCAATAACGGCGGGCCTCACGATCCTAAAAACCCACATACTGATGTTGCTAACGTAGCAGGTCATCCTAATGACCCAACATCTGTTGCAGGTCAAACATATAAAATTGTAAAGAATTGACATGCCGAAACTAGTTCTTATCACAGGTGGATTTGATCCTGTTCATTCAGGCCACATAGAATATATTAATGCAGCCAAGAAACTTGGCGATTATCTATTCGTCGGATTAAACTCAGATGATTGGCTTACTCGGAAGAAGGGTAAGCCTTTCATGCCATGGAATGAACGTCATATCATTTTATCTAATCTAAGGAGCGTAGATGATGTATTTGCTTTTGATGATTCTGACAACACTGCTATTGATGCTATTCGGTGTATACGCGAAGAAAATCCAGAACACACGATTATCTTTGCAAACGGTGGCGATAGAACGAAAGAAAACATCCCGGAGATGAGTTGTGGTATAAATGATGTTGAGTTCATCTTTGGCATTGGTGGTGTAGAGAAGATGAATAGTTCATCTTGGATTCTAAAGAAGTGGAACGAGAGATGAAGACATTCAAACAATACTTGGAAGAACATTTACTTGTAGCAAGAAAAAGATCAAACGGCAAAGTTCAAGTCGGTAAACGAGGATGGGTTCATTCTGATCTATTAAGTACAAGAGAGATAGATAATTACTCCGACGGAAAAGAATTTGACGGAGAAATGGGATTTGTTCATCACGAAAATAAAAAGAAGTTCATGACAAGAGATCAAGCACATAATTATATGAAGAAGAACGAACCTAAAAATTTGAAAGTTACTAAGAGTCTCAAGACCGATGGACTACACACAAACAATATCAAAGATCACGATAAGAATAGAACATGAAGAAGTTTAAATTCGTTGAGGGCATGCCAGATTTAAAGCAACTGCCTACAGACGAAAGCACAGGTGAAAGATTTTATGTGACGCCAAGTGGCAAGAAACTGCCATCAGTCACAACCGTTCTTGGCCATTTCAAGAAGAAAGCCATGATTGAATGGCGCAATCGTGTTGGTCATGAAGAGGCTAACAGGATTTCCACACGCGCATCCACGCGCGGAACAAAATTTCACAACATGATGGAATCGTATCTTCGTAATGAAGATGGCTTTCTCAAAGAAGTAATGCCTGACATGAAGCAGGCCTTCTTTGACATGGCGAAAACTCTTGACTTGATTGACAACATACGCTATATTGAAAGCCCTCTCTACTCTGAAAAACTTGGAGTGGCTGGCAGAACAGATTGTATTGCTGAGTATGATGGTGTTCTTTCCATTATCGACTTCAAGACTTCTCTAAAAGAAAAGAAGGAAGAATGGATTGAAAACTACTTTGAACAAGGCACCGCATATGCTCTGATGTATGAAGAACTTGTTGGTGAGCCGATAAATCAAATCGTAATTCTAATCTCGGTAGACGGTATGGAAAAGCCTCAGATTTTCATTCGTGACAAGATCCACTACGTACAAAACCTTTTGGAAAAAATTCATCTCTACAAACAGGAAAAATTCTAATGTATTTGGAACCATGGATGATTGTAACAATCTGTATCGCATTTGGCGCTTGTGCTTTCATTAGCAGACGCCAAGGATTTGTAGTTGGTGCAATGAATACTTTGATCGCTTTGGAAGAACAACGATACATTAAAGTGGAAGAAGACGGTAGCATCAAGCGTTGGACTCCGTATGCTGAGATTCCTGTAAAGAAGACGCGAAAGAAGAAGTGATATGAATCTAATTGATTTTTGTTATGTGCAAGATAATTCTCTGAGTGATAGTATTTGCGATGATGTGATTAATCTCTTTCATTCCAATGAAAATTTGCATGAAAGACTTGATCTAGACAAAAGACCAAATTTCACTCAGTTGAATTTTACTGCCAATGTGAATTTGAATCCTGAACTTCATACTAAAATACTTAATAGCACGTTTGAAACTTTGAATGTTTATAAAAAGAAAGTTTCAGAAACTTCTTTTTGGCCAAGAAGCATCGGCTTTGAACAGTTCCGCATAAAACACTACAGAAAGCAAACCGAAGATCAGTTTGAATACCATGCAGATGCTACTACCAAGGAAACATCAAAGAGATTTCTAGCATTCTTCTGGTATCTTAGTGATGTTGAAATTGGCGGCGAGACAGAATTTCCAACACTCAATATAAAAATATCACCGAAAAAGGGTAGAGTTTTTATATTTCCTCCTCTCTGGATGTATCCACATAAGGGAAACATTTCTATATCTCACGATAAGTATTTGTTGAGTTCGTATCTACATTTTGGTTGACAAGTCAAAGTAACTGGTGTAATATATACTTCTGTTATCGATGAAGAGGATCGAAAAACGTTTTGGACGCGGGTGCGATTCCCGCCGCCTCCACCAAAGACACACGGAGCTGTTCCTTAAGATGGGTAAGAATGCTTCGGCAAATCGTCTTCGTGTGTCTTTGATGGGGGCGAATTAGGCTCGACAAGCGTAGAATAGTGAATTGGAGATAACCGAGAGGCGACTGTCGTATACAGCGCAAATTCTAAATGCAAACGATAACTTTGCACCTCGTTTGGCTCTAGCAGCCTAACATGCGCCAGGGGAGGGCGTGGAAACAGAACCTCCCCACCTTAACACACAACACAGGAATATAACATGTCAAAAACTCCCTACGAAATTCGCTTTGATCTTTTGGCAATGGCCCAATCAATCATCACAGAAAATCTAATGAATGAACGCATTCGTCTAGAGAATGATTGGAATCTTGATCGTGAGAGGGCATCTATCGCCCTATCACAGAACAAGGAAGTTGAACTGCCTCCTTTCCCAAATGTACCAACCATTGATCCTAATCAGATCATTGAACTGGCGAAGAAACTAAATGAATTTGTATCAAAAACTGGAGAATAATAATGATTAAGAGAACTATTGCTGCGGCTCTCATGGCCGTTGGACTAATGGCAGGCACCGCTCAGGCTGATGGTGTCAATCTAGGCACTCTCACATGCCATCTTGATGGCGGACCAGGTCTTATCATCGGGTCTGTCAAGCACGGTGAATGTGTATTCACTCAGACTAACGGAAAGAAGAAGCACTATCGCGCAACATTCTCGCGTCTTGGCGTTGATATTGGCGTGACTGGCAATCAGGCTCTTGTCTGGGCAGTCTTTGGCGTCGATGGTCGGTCAAACGGCGGACTCAAGGGTGTCTACACTGGTGTTAATGCCGAAGCCTCTGTAGTCTTTGGTGTTGGCGTAAATGCTCTCATCGGTGGTCTGGAATCAGGTATTGTACTAAATCCTGTGTCTGTTTCAGGTCAGACTGGGCTAAATGTAGCGGGTGGAGTTGCTACTCTCAGGTTGGAGTAATCACTAAATAATAAAAGCAACAAAGTGAGGACCGAATGAGATTAGTTAAACCTTTTTATATCTGGTGGATTACAAACTTAGCTGTGGCAACTGGTGTATTCTGGGCATGGCACAGCGGTATTATCGCCAAGATTTGGTATGATGATGTGACTATGATCACTTCGGTCCTCTCACTACTCTACGTAGTAACAACTGCTCTAATCGGCTACGTAGCATACACTAAAGATTTTGCCAGCAAGATTGTAGATGCCTGCTGGTTTCTCTCCGAGCAAATGTTAGCCCTTGGTATGTTAGGTACAGTTGTCGGCTTCATTTATTTGCTTTCATCTGGAATCACATCCGCTTCTGTAACTGATCCTACAAGTCTAGCAACTCTTCTCGCAAACATGTCTGTTGGTCTAGGTATCGCTTTATATACGAATGCGGTTGGCATTCTCGCAAGTCTTGTAACAAAGGGCTTGCTATATGCGGTAACATATGATGAGCCATAGAAAGTTTGATTTCCGTACCGCATACATCGACCTGCTTATCAACCTGCTGACAGGCACGGTTGTTTTATTCATTCTTACTACCCTTCTCATCGCACCAATCACGAAGAACAGCGAAGGTATCAAGAAGAATGCTGACTATGTTCTATCTCTAGAATGGCCCAACGATATGGACTGCGATGTTGATATGTGGGTTCGTGATCCGCAGAACAACATCGTATCATACAAATTCCCAGAAGCGGGCTTGATGTATTTTGAGCGTGATGATATGGGCAAGCGTAGAAGCGTC